TCGTCGTCGCGGTCGAAACGGCCACCTCGACCACGGTCGCGGCCGGCGATGTCATCAGCCAAGCGCCTGCGGGCGGCGCTGAGGCCACCGAGGGTTCGACCGTCACGATCACAGTGTCGTCGGGCGCAGACGACCTGCTGTCGGCCAAGTACCTCGGCTACCCGAACGTGCGCCGGCGCGGCCTGCAAACAACCGCGCCCGAGCCGCCGGAGCCGTTGCCGGCCGAGATCACCAACATGCCGGACGCGCCGCCGGCGCCCAAGCCTGAACTGCTGGCGCGCGGCGTGGCCGCCGACCTGGCCGCGGTAACGCCGGAGCCGGTGCCTGACGTGCCCGCGCCGGACGTGCCGGTGCCGAAGGTCAAGGGCGCGCGCAAGCTGGCGTTGGTCGCGCCCAGCGAAGCACCCAGTGCGCCACCTGTAGAACCCCCGGCGGCCTCGGCAGCCCCGGCGCCTCCGGTCGACGATCGGATGCCTGCGTTGGTGACAAAGGTCAACTCGCTGGTCCTCAAGATCGACGCGCAAGACCAGCAGATCGCGGCGATGGAGAAGGCTACCGCGGCGATGGTCAAGGCGCTGGAGAACCAGGTCAACGCGCTGCGCAGCACTCTTGCCCAAGAGAAGATGAATCGGCTCCGCGCCGAGGAGATCACCCGCAAACTCTTGAAGGATCTTGTCGAAGAAGACTAGAATGCAGCGCCATGCACTTGAGCAATGACGATCTGGCTTTCTTCGATCGGTTCCACAAGAGCCCCGATGGTCAGTATCTGCTCAGGTTGCTGCAAGCCAAGCTGGCTGAACGTGATCAAGCACTGCGCTCCTCGACCGGTGAAGAGGTTTACCGCTTCCAGGGCCGCGCACTTGAGCTCGCCGAGTTGATCGGCGACATCACCAAGGCACAGCAGAAGCTGACCCGCAACGTACGCCCCGTCACCTCACGGACTCCGTACGCTGCGTGATCGCTGGACTCGCCGCCCCGGCCTCCTGCAAAACCGGTTCCCCAGACACCCGTTGATGGTGGCCCTGGATCTCGGAGACCCAAATGCAGGCTTCACCAGCCAAGAACGAAACGCGCCTCCCCCGCGCCGTCCTGAAGCGATCCGCAGCAATCGAGGAACGCATCAAGGCACGGAACGAACCGGAGACACCTGATCCCGCGCTGCCGACGCCCGCGTCGAGCGCAGACCCCGCCAACCTGAATCCGGCAGCACCGACGCCCCCTGCGCCGCCCGCCGACCCGCGACACAGCGACCCCGCGTACTGGAAGCAACGCTTCGACGCGACCGCAGGCCGTCTCCGGGTCCGTGAGGACGAGCACCGCGCCGAACTGGCTGGACTCCGTGGGCGGATTACCGAGTTGGAGGACGAGGTCCGAACCCTGAAGACCGCGATCCCCAGCACGCCGGCGAACGAGATCGACCTGGGCGAGTTCTTCTCGCCCGAGCAGATCAAGGACATCGGCGAAGAGGATGCACGTGCGATCGCGCAAGCGGCGCTGGCGGCAGCGACCAAGCAGGCCCGAACGGTGGTCGAGCAGGAAATCAAACCCCTGCGAGATCAACGCCAGGCCGACGCGGCTGAACAGCTTCGACTGCGCAAGGAGTCATTCACGGAGGCGCTTGAATCGCGCATCCCGAACATGGCTCAGATCGACACCGATCCAGGCTGGCTGTCGTGGTTGATGGAAGAGGACCCCGAGACCGGGATCCAACGGCAAGAGATTCTGACGAAGCACGTCACCGCCCTTCGGGCAGACAAGGTGGCCGACATCGTCGAGAAGTGGCTCAAGTCGAAGGAACTGCCGGCACCTCCGGTTGCGCCCAGCGGTAGCGGCGCGGCACCAGGGGCAGAGCCCCCGCCGCAGCCGAATGCCCAGGATCTTCGCCCGCCCACGCAGGCCGAGGTCAAGGACTTCTACAAGCGGGCCGCCCTCGGCAAGGTCACGGACAAAGAGCGTGCGACGTTTGAAGCAAGGTTGAAGCTCCGTGCTGGTCGGTGACCAGTAGCGCCAAATAAAGGAGCCAATCATGGCAGGCGTTCCACGTGCATCGGGTATCCCGGACTATGGTCCGAGCGGTACCATCAATTTCGACCCCGAAATCTACTCGGGCAAGCTGGTCGAGAAGTTCTACAAGACCACCGTCTTCGGCGAGATCGCGTCGACGGACTACGAGGGCGAGATCGCGGGCTTCGGCGCGCAGGTCAAGATCCGCACCATCCCGGACGTCACCGTCTCCGACTACGTCATCGGCGCAGGCCTCTCGGCCCAGTACCCGACGAACAACTCGGTGACCCTGGCGATCGACCAGGCCAAGTCGTTTGCCGTCGCCCTGTCGACGGTCGACTCGCGCCAGTCGGACCTGGACCTGGCGGACATCTTCGCCAACGACGGCTCGATCCAGCTGCGCATCGCGGCCGACGCCGACATGCTGGTGACGATCCCGGCAGACGTGTCTGCGGACAACCAGGGCCCCTCCGCGGGCGCTGACTCCAACGACATCAACCTGGGCGACTCCACCACGCCGCGGCAGATCACCGCCGCCACCGTCGTCGACTTCATCGTCGACTGCGGCACGGTGCTCGACGAGCAGAACGTCAGCGACGAAGGCCGCTGGTTCGTGCTGCCGCCGTGGGCGATCGCGCTGATCAAGAAGTCGGACCTGCGCATCGCGTCGCTGGCCGGCGACGGCGTGTCGATCCTGCGCAACGGCAAGGTCGGCGAGATCGACCGCTTCACGATCTACCAGTCGCGCAACCTGCTCACGCAGACCTCGCCTGGCCCCGCCTCGTACGCCATGTTCGGCCACTCGGCCGGCCTGACGTTCGCGTCGCAGATCGTCGAGTGCCAGATGATCGACAACCCGAACGACTTCGGCTACATCATCCGGGGGCTCATGGTCTTCGGGTACGAAGTCATCGGCCCGTCGTACGTCGGCACGGCCGTGATCAAGAAGTGAACGGTGTAGGATAGGGCCCGCAAGGGTCCTGTCCGCACCCAACCCAGGAGAATCCGCATGAAGACCAGCAACCCCTACGGCGCGAACTACGCCGTCAAGGTGCCGCCCGAGACCATCTCCAAGGAGATGTCGCAGGCGTCGGGCAAGGCCAAGGCCCGCTACCCGCACCCCCCGCTCGGCCCCAGCCAGAAGAATGGCGAGGCCGGCAAGATGAAGCGGCCGGCGTACACGCCGGGCACTTCGCCCACCGGCTCCTGAGCCGGCAGCCCTGAACCGGCGCCTTCGGGCGCCGGTTTTCCACGTCCCTTCGATCACCCCGGAGACCCCCGATGATCACCGAAGCCCAAGAAGCCGCAGTCGTTCAAGCCCGCGGCAAGAGCCCCAAGTTCAAGCAGGACAAGCGGCACCCGTTCCTCATCAACGTGAAGGACGGTCGCCTGTTTCCGAACGTCGGCGCGCTGCGCGACGATCTGAAGGCCGGCAAGAACTACCGCATCTTCACCGGCTCGCCCAAGGCGACGCACGACGAGCGCATGAAGTGGCTTGAGACGCAAGGCGCCACGTTGGCAGCCCGCGTCATCGACTCCGGTGACTCGGAACCCTTCGACATCGGCAAGGCCTCGGTGGACGAGATGGTCGCCTTCGCGGCCACGGAGTACCAGGTCGTGCTGGACCCGAAGAAGCACCACAACGCGCTGCGCGCCGAGCTCCGCGCGCTGGCCAAGCAGCACGGCAGTCTGGCGGACTGACCCATGGCGGTGAGCGTCGACACCATCCTCGACAGCGTCAGCGTGACGCTACTGGACACCGCTCGCCGCACTTGGTCGCGCGCTGAACTGCTGGGCTACCTGAACGAGGCCCTGCGTGCCACGGCCTTCGTCAAGCCCGACATGTACCCGGTGCGCGACTTCGTGACACTGGCCGCAGGGATCGCGCAGGAACTGCCCGCCGACGGCGTCGCGCTGATCGACGCCACCGACAACGATGCCACAGGCCGCACGGTCACCCAGACCGATCTGGCGCTGTTGCAGGAGGAGAACCGGTTCTGGCCGGCTGCCACGCAGCAGGCCGAGGTGGAGAACTACGCAGCCGATCCGCGCACGCCGCGGCGCTACTACGTGTTCCCGCCCAACAACGGCGCCGGCCGTCTTCGCGTGACCTACGGCGCTGTGCCGCCTGCGCTGACCGGGTCGAGCGGCGAGGACATCCCGGTGCCCGACAGCTACCAGAACGCGCTGACCAACTTCGTGCTGGCCAAGGCCTACGCCAAGAACAGCAAGAAGCAGGATCTGACCAAGACCAGCGCGTACACGAACGAGTGGCGCCTGGCGCTAGGCCTCAAGTCGCAGGCCCAGGTGGCACTGGCGCCCAAGGTCGCGCAATCGCCGGGGGTGTCATGACCACGTTCGTCAACGTCTTCGATCAGCTGGCGACGATCGCGGTCAACGTCCGCAAGGCCCCCAGCACGACGCTGCGGCGCATGTACGTCAAGGCGTTCCGCGACTGGTGCGCCGAGACGCAGTGGCTGCGGCAGACCGTCACCGGTGCCACGGTCGACGGCACGCAGACGTACAGCCTGGGCAGCGACCCGTACCTCGAGATCGTCAACATCCGCGCGATGTCCGGTGTGGCGACAGTGCCCGGCTCACCGAACACGTTCGCGATCGTGCCGGGCGACTCGAGCGGGTGGGACCCGAACAACCAGCCGATGCAGCCACGGCAGTACGCCTACTTGCCCGAGGCGCAGTTCGCGCTGTGGCCGATCCCGGACGCGGTCTACAACCTGACCGTCAGCGTGATCCTGCAGCCCAAGGACGGCGTCGCACAGGTGCCCGCCGAGCCGCTGCGCAAGTTCAGCAGCGGCATCGAGGCCGGCGCACTCATGCACCTCCTGCGCATCCCCGGCCAGCCGTGGAGCGATCCGAACATGGCCGAGAAGTACGAGAAGATCTGGAACTCGTGCGTGAGCAACGGCAAGGCCGACGTGCAACGCGCCTACAACACCGGCTCGATGCGTGCGCGGCCGCGCGCTTTCGTCGTGGGGAGATGACATGAGCTTCGGTATCACGCCAGCCACCGGCTTCCCGCCGCAAGCCTCGGACGAGTTTCCGAACTACATCCAGTTCCAGAACCAAGGCACAGACCTCGGCCTGCCGAACGTCGACACGGTCAATTTCGGTCGCAACCTCACCGCGAGCCGCGGCACCGGCGAGAACGCCAACGCGGTCACGGTTGTGGCCGACACCTTCACGTGGGCCGAGGCAGCAACCGACTACGCGCTGACGTCTGCCGATCTTGGTAACGGGGTCAAGGCCACGCACAACTCAGGCCCGGTGATCATCACCGTGCCTGGCGATACCGAGCTCGGAATCAACGGCGAAGACGTGTCGGTGCTGATCATGCAGGCCGGCGCCGGCGCAGTCGGTATCGTGGGCCAAAGTGGCGTCACAGTGAACGTGCGGGACGCTCTCGGGCCCACGATTGCGGGCCAATACGGCGTGGTCTCCCTGATCCATACCGGAGAGAACGAGTGGGTGCTGTGCGGTGACTTGGAGGTGATCTGATGCGCACGACGCACGCAGGTGCGCTGATGCCGCATTCGCCACCCCCACCGTCGAACATCGTGCTCATGCTGCACTTCGACGGGCCGAACGGGTCGACGAATTTCATCGACTCGTCGCGCAGCGAGCACCCGATGACTGCCGCCGGCGGCGCAGTGATCTCGACCGCGCAGTCGTTGCTCACGTCGTCCGGCGACTTCAACAACGAACCTACAAGCCTGGTCTCGTGCCCGAACAGCCAAGACTTCAATTTCGGCGCGGGCGCCTGGACCATCGAGGCATTCCTGTGGGTGCGACCGACGAACAACAACGCGTTCCTGTGCGGGTCTTACCAGGGTGCGGCGTTCTCCGGGTTCTATTGCCTAGTGCAGTTCGCCACGCCAGCGATGTCGTTCTACCGCGATGACGAACCATTCACGGTCTACACCGTAAGTGGCTCCGCGCTAACCACCGAAGCATGGCACCACGTGGCTTGGGTGCGAGACGCCGACGAGATCCGCATCTACCAGAACGGCGGCATGTTGGGCCGACTGGTGATCGAACCGACAGCGGGCGTGCGGTTTTCCCCCGACGAGTTCACCGTCGGCGGCAACAACGATCTGAGTGTGACCTTCGACGGTTTCGACGGCTACGTCGAGGATCTGCGCGTCACCAAAGGGCTCGCGCGCTACACGGGCACCACGTCAGCGCCCGGTAGTTGCTTCACTGTGCCCAGCGTTCCGCTGGCCAACTTCTGACCACCATGCGTCGAGCCATTGACTCTTTCCGCGGCGAGGCTCCTCGGGTCACGCCTCGGGCGCTGCCGGACAACGCCGCGCAGGCCGCCGTGAACGCGCAACTGTTCACTGGTGACCTGAAAGCCTGGCGGCAGTTTGCGACGACCAAGGGCTTGGCCAACAGCGGCTCGGGCCCCGTGCGCACGATCTACCTGCTCAACGATCAGTGGCTGTCGTGGGAGGCCGACGTGGACGTGGCGCGCGGGATCATCCCTGGCGACACGACGTACCGCACCTACCTGACGTCGCCTGACCTGTACGGTGAGCCGCGGTTCACGAACTACGCGCTGGCGACCACCGGCGCGGAACCGTTTCCGGTGGCCACGCGGCCCCTGGGCGTGCCCGCGCCGACGTCGCCGCCCACGCTGGTGACCGGCATCGACGAGACCGCGACGACGTTCGCCGTGGACATCCTCGACGAAGGCGATTCACTGACCGAAAGCTGGACGATCTCCGGGTCGAGCCCGGGTGTCAGCGAGGTCACGCAAGACGCCGTGGTGGGCAACCCGGCGCCCAGCTACGCGCTGTTGGCCAACGGCAACGCAGGCCTACCGGCGTACGCCTACCGCAACTTCGGTATCGCGTCGGGTACGGTCGTGCAGGTGTCGTTCGACTGGTCCTACCAGGCCGGTGCGGCTGACGCGCAGATGATCGCGAACATCATGACCGGGGTGCTCGGATCCGGCCTGCAGGTTCGCTACGACTCGGTCTTCTCGCGCTTCTCCATCTCGGCGGGGACAGGGTGGGCTTCCACCGGGTCCTCGTCGCTGGTGTCTAGCGCGATCTCGCTGCTCGCGCACTCGACCTGGTACACGGTGACGGTGCAGGTCATCGCCAACAGCGACGGCACGCAGACCGTGACGGCCAGCCTGTACCTCGGCAGCGGCCTGATCACCTCGATCAGCATCACGAACATCTTCTCGCTCGGCGACTACGTCGGCTTCGTGCACGAGACGTCGTCGAACAGCGCGAAGACCTACTACGACAACATCCTCGTGCGCGCCAGCGGCTCGACGGGCTACGTGCCCGCCAACCTGGCGACGAACTACGTCTACACCTTCGTCAACGACCTCGGCGAAGAGAGCGCGCCGAGCGAGGCCAGCGCCACCATCCTGCGGCCGGATGGCATCAGCGTCACCGTGACGACGCCGACGGTGGTGCCGTCGGGTGTCTCGTCGGACTACGCGATCACGACCAAGCGCATCTACCGCGCGGCCACCGGCAACGTGGGCACCGAGTTCCTGTTCGTCGCTGAGATCGCGCTGGGCACCGCCGACTACGTGGACGTGCTCACCGACGCGCAACTCGGCGAAGCGCTGGAGAGCGAACTGTGGGACCTGCCGCCCGATGACCTCGAGGGCATCCTCGCGCTACCCAACGGCGTGATGGTGGGCTTCCGCCGCAACCAGCTGTGCCTGTCCGCGCAGAATCGGCCGCACGCCTGGCCGGTGAGCTACCGGCTCACCACCGACACCGACATCGTCGGCATCGGCAACGTCGACACGACGGTGGTGATCGGCACGGAGAGCTTCGTCTACATCGCCAGCGGCAGCGAGCCGGCGGCGTACAGCATGAGCAAGTTCGAAGTGCCGTACGCGTGCTCGAGCAAGCGCAGCTTCGACTACCTCACCGGCATCGGCGTCGTCTTCTCCAACCCGGACGGCCTGATGGCCGTGCAGGGGGTCGGCCAGATCCGCAACCTGACCGACAGCGTCTTCACGCGCGAGCAGTGGCAAGCCCTCGACCCCACGAGCATCGTCGGGGTGTCGCACAACGACATCTACTTCCTGTTCTGGGAGTCGGGGTCCAACCGCGGCTGCTACGCGATCGACATGAAGC